TGCTTCTCTAGTTCCTTCAACATCATTTAAAAGAAGTTTAAACTCTCGTTCTAAACGAACTAATTCATTTAAAGCATTCCCATTATTAGTAGCAAATTGAGCTGCATTTTGGGCTGCTGAATCAGTTAAACCATCTATTTTTTTATATAGATCAACTAATTGTTGAAGTTGTTGAGGAGTTAATTGAGGATTTGTAGCCATAGATCTATTATATACAATAAATATAAAAAAACATAACTTTTAATATTTGGGAGCTCTATTGGGTAGTTTACCTTTAAAATGGTCTGGTAGTTGAATTTTACCATCACGAATAGCTTTGGTTTGGGATGCTAAATCACCATCTTCATCTCCATTTTTTTCAATGTAATATTCTTTCATCTTATGGAAAGTAAACTTACGAAGCCAAATAGGCATGTTATAGACTGTCTCCCAGTCATAACCGCCTTGGCCATGAAAAACTATCTCATGCATTTGAGTAAAAAGATTAACTCTAGATTCTTTAGCTAGCTCAGAGGTCAGGCCAAAAAAAGTTAAGTCCAATTGGAAGATTAGCTTTTGAGTCGCTCCCGTCAGGAAAAAAGGTCAGATCAACGTCTGGCTGCACCTCCCTTACATACTCCCTAAATGCTCTGGAGTCACGAGCTAAAAAATGATTATCAACAAATTCTCTAATGGTTTTAAAATCAGTATCGCCTTCAATAGAGGTAATCATGTACTTTAAACGAGTTGATAATTCAGGTGAATTGTTTTTATTAATTTTCTTTAAACCTTCTAATTCAGCACTGATTTTTTTCTCATCATTGTTAGTTAAAAGTTTAAAGGTAATTCTAGTACCTGTTGATGGTAATGTATAATCAAATTCATTTTTGCCTTTAACAAATAAAGATTCATCAAGAGGTTTATTTTCTATGGTTGATAAGTCAACTATTTGTTCTTCTCCACCATATGTAAACTTATAATCTTTACCATAACCTAAAATACGAGCAGCTACTAATAAAGCATTTTTATCACCTACAACCATGTCATCATACTTTACATCAGGTGTTACAATAAGAGATTTAATTAATTCATCTAATACTATTCCTTTTTGAATATAAGATTGGTTTGTTAGAATATCTTCTTCTTTAGCAGTCATATATTTCATTTCAACTTTACCGCTTGATAGAGGATTTGTTTCTGGGTAGACTAAACCTTTAGAAGGTAGCTCAACCATTTCTGTTGGCATACTAAACTTGTTTTCCATAGATAATTTTTGTTATAACATTTTATTTGTTGTATATAAATATATAAAGAAAAAAGAAGCTCGCAAAAAACGCGAGCTCTTTTTATAGTTATTGGGTTTAACTTTTAGTAGTTTAACACGGCGTAGTCAATTGCTAATGTCATTGTGATGTTTATAGCGGTATTTTCAGTATCCCAGTTATATTCACCAAAGTTAGCATCTTTTATAAATGCGCCAACAAGTACCCATTCTGCCACTACATCACCTACAGGACCAAGAGCGTTAATGGTTAATTGCTTCTTATAGAAGTCTGAGTATCCGTCTCTACCTGTTACTGATTCATGTGATAAGCGAATCCATTCCATTATTGTTTGAGCACCAGAAGGTGAAACTGGATCATGAAGTGTCATGGTGACATCACCCCAAACTGTTTTACCTTTAACTTTACGTAAAACGTTAATGTGGTTTAATACTACTTCACCTTGAGTCAAATTCACAGCACTCACACCTTTGATAATGTAAGTTGGTATTCCATCAGCGTACAGGATAAATCGGTTAGCCTGTTTTGGTTCAAACGCTGTAAAAAACATTTCGTTTGCGTCTATAATTGCCATTTTCTTTTAGTTTTTATTTGTTAATAAATATTTAAACAGTTAACCTTTTATTATGGGAAAACAGCACCTGTTGGAGTGAGGGTGAAGTTCAAGTAAATAAATTCAGCTGTCTTAGTTGGTTGTAAGTAAATTTGACCTACTAATTCATTTCTATCAATTACAGCTGGGTTATTAATGGTATCATCCATTACAACTTTAAACGCGTATAGACCTTGTCTTTGTTGAACTGAGTCAAGATATGGGTTTACTTGTGATAGGAATGAATTTCTTGTAGCTGCATTGTTTTGTTGGAATACTAATGTGTTAGCTATTTGTCCAATTTGTCTCTTAAGAGCAATCATTAATCTTCTAACATTCAAACGATCAAGAGCTGAAGCAGCTGTTTGTAATGTTTTCTGACCATATACTACAACACCTTGTCCAGGGAATGTAGCAATTGGATTTACTTTACCTTGATATAAGTTATCACGAGTTGTTTGAGATAATTTAGAAGCAGCTCTAACTACAGTACTTAATCCACCTCTACTAATACCAGCAGGAGCAAACCATGGTTCAGCAACACTATCATTATAAGCAAACACACTTGGAATCATTACTGAAGCTGGAACCCAAACATATTGGTTAGTAGCTGGGTCAATAGTTTGTAACCATGGGTAGTAAGCAGCACCATAAGATGAGTCAATATCAATAGCTGTAGTGACAACATCAGAAGCTGAAGCTGAGTAAGGGCCTAAATCCATCACATATACACTATCACCTCTATTTTCAGTGTTTGTGAGAGCAATGCTCATTGTGATTCTATGTTGTTGGTAATTTAAACCAGGAGTTACTAATACATTATATTGGTAATCATTAGCACTAGCTAATAAGTTTATCGCAGATACATATGAGTTAACATTAACACCTTGAATATTAGTTCCATTAGCTTGATCATAGAATTTAGCATTTGCTACTAAAGAACCAGTACCTCCATTAAATGATCCAGTAGTGTTAGTACCAGTGGCAATAGGAATAGAAGCTGTGTAAGCTGAAACTGCTTTACCACCTACAAAATATTGTGGTGTTGGTTGAAGCACTTGATCTACTCTTACATATCTTGATCTGTTAGGATAAGTACCAGTAACTTGTAGAGTAGCTTCACCATCTATATTGGTTTGAACGAACTTATAATCACCAATTCTTCTAGCTACATAATTATCATCTAATGGATCCATTGATAATCCAGTATATGTTTCTAAAATAGCTGGATTTCTGTCATCATCATTACCTCTACGGATGTATAAACTAAATGTACCAGAGGATGTATTTGGTGATACAATCTGGAAACGAACACTATGAATTGAAGCAGATAATCTAGTGTTAAAAGCATTAGCAGCATCAACTGAAGTTCCAGTGTTCATATTAGCACCTTCAGAGATAGTAGTTAAAGTAAATGCTGTACCAACACTACCAGAAATTGAGGCTGTAGCTGGGGCATAAACACCTGATACTATACGAGTCACTAATAATGATTGACCACCATTTTGGAAGTAATTATAAGCTGTAATTGAGGTAAAATAAGAGAATGAACCTGAATTAGCTATGGTTTCTGTTTCACCAAAACGGCTAACAAAGTCAGTGTATGAAGTAACAGTTACAGGTATACCAACTGGGCCTTTAACTGTTGGGCCGATGATAGCAGCACCAATTACGGGAGGCTGTTCACCTATAAATGAGGCGTCTATCTCTCTTTGTAAGACACCTGGGGATAATAAAATTTCTGCCATGTTATTTGTTTAATTAAATTGTTTTTTAATTGGGGTTTGATGATAAATATCTTAAAAGATTTCGAAAAACTAAGCGCTTACAAATTCTCCTTTTTCTAAATTGATAGTACCATCACCGTATTTTGCTTGTAACTGTTTTCCTAAAACTTCCTCTTTTTGTTTTAGATTTTCATATTCAAGTTTTATTTTCTGTTTGGCTAATTCTAATTCTTGAAATTGAATTTCAATAGTGCCAAATTTGTCTACTAAAGAATATCTTTCTTGTTGAACTGCTTTTAATTGTGTAATTTCTTCTTGAGTTAAAACTTTTGTTTCCATTTTTTTATTTTATTATAAATATATTCTCTATTTTACTAAGATAATGAAGAAGATCTCCATCTTCCTCCTATATAAACATATAG